CAATCTCGCGTCCACGCCATCACTCACCCTCCTGAAGAATTGGTGTCAACTGGTAATGACTGACGATCTCTTTCAGGCCCTGCAGCGTGTCCGGCCGCACGTACTCCCAGATTGTCAGCACTGGCACCTCGTTGACGCGGGCTTCCAGCCTGATGCCGGTAATCATCCGCGTGCTGTCAGGATCGATCAGGTTGGCCAGCGCTCGAATGAATGCTGGATTGCATTCCGGTCTCATCACTCACCCTCCCGAGGAACTTGGAAAACATGGCCATCCGTGGCCGCCGCGTCCTGCGGGCCGTCCATGTCGCTCGGGCCGTCGTGACCCGAGGTAGCAAACGACTCACCGTTGTCGATTCGCCGTTGCACGTCGTCGCGAACGATATCCACATCTGGCGGGGCGTCGATCCCCAGCCGGACCTTGTTGCCGCTGACCCGGACGATCTTCACCCTGACCCGCTCGCCATTGTCCAGCGTCATGGTCAACCCGCTTCCCGACACCACCGTCAACACCAGCATCTCATTTCCCTCCCTGAACTGCCTGACCCAGAACCCGCTGAATCCATGAGGCCATCGACCGGCCCTCCGCCGTGGCCCTGCGTTTGATCTCATCACGGACAGCCCGGGGAACCGTCGTGTAGATTGCCACGCCACCGACTGGCGGGCGTCCTCGTTTCCGTTTGGCCATCAGTCGAACACCAGTTCCCGGATCATTTCCTCAATGTCGTCATCAAGGATGGCTTTGGCCTCACTGACCGCGTAGTCGATCGCCTTGCGAATCTCGGCCGCCGTCTTGTGAATCAGTTCTTGTGCCGCTTGTCGCCGCTGGATCTCGTCCACGTCCATCACTTACCTCCCGAGGTCAGAAGACACAATCACCAGCGGATTGCCGTGGCCGTCGCCGTAGCCGTAGCCGTAGCCGTTGCCGTTGCCGTTGCCGTTGCCGTAGCCGTTGCCGTTGCCATTGCCGTAGCCGTTGCCGTTGCCATCGCCATCGCCATTGCCGAGGCCGTCGCCGTAGGCGTAGCCGTAGACGTAGCCGTTGCCGTTGCCGTAGCCATAGCCATAGCCGTAGCCGTCGCCATAGCCATAGCCGTTGCCGTTGCCGTAGCCGTTGCCGTTGCCGTCGCCGTAGCGAGCAATCGACGGGGCAAACACGCTCACTGGCATGCTGGAACCTCCGCAGTCCAAATCACCGAGGCCAGCGGGATGCGCATCGCACAGGCCAGCGGGGTGCCCAACGTCACCGACTCTCCAGACGGATCGTTGATCGCACCCGCAATTCCGACGCCGGTGTATCGCTGCACGTTCTGGGCGTTGTGCAACATCACCCAGTCGACGCTATCGACCACATCCTGGCTGTACTCGCCGATCCACGTCCACCCATGTGTCAGACACACGACCCGCCGATTGGTTGCCGGTTTCACCGCCTCATATGTCACGCCGTCAATCGTCACGCTGCGCATGATCACTCACTCCCGAGGTTAGAGAAGCCCCCCGGATCTCCCGAGGGGCGGGGGCTGGGCCTACGCAAACGGTGCACAGAGTTCGTCGGATGGGTGACCGTTAATGTTGTGACCAGTGGCATTGAGCACCCACCATTCCTGATCGGCGTAGTTCGCATCAGCGTATGCGTTTGCTTCGGCATCGCCTGTCGCTTCAAACGTCTCAACGATGTCCCACTGCTCCTGTCCCGGAAACGCAATGTAATAGGTCTTCATCTGTCATCACTCCCAAGTCTGATTCGCCACTCGCGTGGCATGGAAAGAAGTGTGCGGATTAGGCGACGCACCCCGCCGGTCTCGAACTCGCTGTTTAACGCTTCATGGTGTTGTCCTCCGTTCGAACCACTCGACCTTCGTCGCTTGGACGGGTGCATTATACCCACCGCCCCCATTGCGTCTAGAGAAAACTAGAAGAATTATCCGGCTTTGATCTAAGTCACTGCCACGCCTAGACTTGCGTCACCAGATTTTCCGGTTCGCCGTTCGGTTTCCGCTCGCCCCATTGCGTTCGACTCGGGAAAATAAGGGCGAAACGCATTCCGCGAATTCCAATGAATCGCGTCGAGTTCGGTTTTCCTAGGCTGGAACGCGGGGGCTACGATCAACCTATGCCCCAGTTTGTGACACCTGCTTAGCGGATGTCACAAAGTCGCCTTGACGATTGTCCGATGGTCCTCCTCCTGCCGCTCCCCGCTGTCGCCTGGCTCGATCCCGCCTCTGTGCTGGCCGGGGTCGTGATCGGTCTGGCTCTGGGAGTGGCAGCGGGGCTGTTGACGCGGGGGAGGCGGGCGGTATAATGGCCGATGTCTGGCGGGGGGCATCCCATCAGGCACAACCTGACGTGTAACAACCCGTTGACCTCGCCGATGCCCCGGTAAGGTCAGCGGGTTTTTTCATGCTTCAGCGTTCCCCAGATTGTCGGTCGTAAAACTATCGGTCCCGTGTCGACTGAATCGGGAGCCTTCGGGCAGGGGGAATGTGTGGTGACGGGTGGCAACGGGAATCATCACCCCGACCGCTGGCACAGTCGAATTGAATCCGGGCTCTGTCCAACCCTGACACCCCGGGCCATGCCGGTTCGCAAGAACTGACTGACTCAGCACCGTACACCGGAAGCACGGCACAAAACCACGCCAACGGCTACGGCATGGCATAATGGGGATGGTGTGCGCAGAACCTCAAGGAGATGACACGATGACACTGACACTCAGAGAACTGACCGAGGCTTGGCTAAGTTGCCGCATCGTCGAATGGCACGATGCCGATGGCAAACTATGTGGCGGAATGCCGGTTGCGATGGATCGTGGCCGGGGTGAAGTCGGGGTGTTGTTTCGCGTCTGGGGTGAGGCAGAACATACATCGGTGCGTTTCCGCTTTGTCGCCACCTCGCGTTTTGACACGGTCCGCCACGAGTTCGAGGTCGATCTGGAGCCCCTGACATGACCCCCCTGGCAATGACCGCGTTGACGGACGCTTGGAAGGCCATCACATATATCCTTGTGCGCGACGAGCACGGCACGACACACATTGGATTCCCCAAGCGAATCGAACGCCTGCAAGACGGGGTCGTATCGATCACGCTCGCCGACTGGGACAAGGACGGGGTGACCGTGCAATATCGCCTGACTGGCGACGGGGAAACGCTGGAGCCTGTGCGATGACACTCCGCGAATTGACCCGGGCCATCGACAAACGAACGCCACTGACGCTGGCCGACATTGACGGGCAGGTCTACGAGGACGTGCTCCCCGTGGGGCTTCGGCGTTGCGACGAGGGGCCGAAAGTCTGGGTCGTGTGGTACGGCACGGCTCCGGACGGGTGGCATTACGAATGGTTCTACGTGGAGCTAGACTGATGACCTTCACCGAACTCACCGCCGCCATGTGGCACCAGACACGCATCGAGATAGGGACTGTGTGCGGTCATCCCGTGTGCGGGGTGCCGCTATCGGTAGATCGCCGCGAATCGGACGATGAGGGCACCTATTGGCGGGTGCACTATCGCACCGGCCGCGACACAGTAGCTAGTCTGCTGGTCATGTTCGACTCGTTCGACGGACACTGAACGCCCGATAACCTTTTTGCTGGCGTCGACAAAATGGAAATTCTTCCGATTCCCTCTTGCAATTCCTTCCGCACGCCGATATAAATCAACCATGTCAGACACACGTCGTGGCTGACAACAACCCCGGGAGATGATGACATGAAGACCGCAAAATGGATTAAGTCTGAGAATGCCGGATATATCGCTGGTCGCTTGCTGCTCGATGCGGTCGTTGATGGCTATGTTGGCCACTGGTCAGTTTATCGACATGGCCGCAAGTGGGTGGCTGTGTTTGCCTCAAACGGCGCTGGTCGACAACCGAAAATGTTCGATTCGCGGCAGTCCGCAATGGAATGGGCCGAGGCTCAATAACCACCTCCCCGAACACCCCCACCCCGCCCCCTGCACATCGCCGGGGGCTTCCTCTAGCTGATGGAGATGATGACGCGATGAATAAGGTCTACACGCTGATTGTTGTTCATGACACCTCTAGTTTCAGCGGCACACTGCATGATGCATGCGTGACGTCCCAAGCCTTGATCGGCACAATCTGGAAGGGCCGCCGCGTACTCGTCATGGACGGCGCTGGAAAGATTGTTGCGGAGGTCGAGAAAGATGCTGCCGTGTACAAGGTTGATACAGCGCAGACTGCGTAAGCCCGCCCCACACGCCCCCGGGACTGGCTCGGGGGCCAACCATCCGGCAATTCCGGATAGTTCCCCAGGAGAGATGATGGCCTCAATTTTTGCGTTCCCCTCATGGGCCGAAGCATACCGTGAATGGTGCGTGCTGAATGCCATAGGATGGCGGCTCGGGCCGATCACGCCTAACAACAACGGCATCTTTACGTTCACCGCCGAGGAACCACGATGACGTGTCGATTTTGCATGCGGCAAAAGGTCCTGCACGACATGATGATCAACATCTACTCGCAGGGAAAATCCTGTGAGGCCGAGATAGACCAGTGGGATGCGCGCGAATTGGATCGTCGCCGCACTGCTGCCGGCGATGCCGTGAGATACCTGATCTATTTCCTAGAAGAGCTTGGCAGTTCAACGTGTGACGAGTGCGCGAGTGCCCACAAGTTCCATTTCCCCACCAGCAAATAAGGAACCCCCTGATGCCCACCTACACCACCGCAGATGTTGCCCGCTTCCTTAAAGTGACTCGCCGGCAGGTCGGGTATCTTGCTCGATTGCACGGACTTGGAATCAAGTCTGGCCGGGATTGGCAGTTCACAGCCGCCGAGGTCCGCACGATGACCAGCCGCCCGACAGTGGGACGACCACGGAAGGGGGCCGCACGATGACCACATTCACGTGGCGAGAATTGCTTGCAAAGGCAATCCTTGACACCGAGGGCTTTGATGCACCCATCGTGTTTTGTGACTGCTGTGATATCCTGCTGGATAGATGTTCCCCAACTCGCCCGCGAAACATTGACGAACGACTGAGTGGTCCGCCATTCGTGTTTCTTGAGGCATGGACGGCTGACCGCGTGTATTACAGCGAAATTGACCGTGCCGCGTGGCGGGTCTGGATCGACTCTCGACCGCGCAATCCCCCTTCCGCCCACCTGAAAGGCTACCCCCAATGATCCGTCTCTCCGCCCTCGCTGGCATCGCTCTAGGCGTTGCCGTCGCCGCCTGTGTGTCCCGAGTCCCGCCCGTCAATCGGCCAGCGTCTACGGGGCGCG